TGGGCGACGGCTTTGCCATCACCATAGAACGAAGTATTCTCACGGTAGTAGCTAGCTCCGGTGCAGGTAGGAGCGTCGTTGCGGGTGAAGAAGTCCACTTCTTTTTCAGTGTCACTCAAGAGAGCGACTCGGACCTGTGCGCCAGTTTGGATAAGCTGCGCTTCACAAGCTGGGTTCCCTTCTATCAGGAAGAAAAAAGCATTGAGCCAATGCAGTCGAGCTTCGTTATGCCAGTGACCGACGTTAGCTCCAATGTCTAAAACAGTGGCCGGGTTGACGTGTTTTTTGATGAGATCGAAGTTCATAAGACGCGCTGGATATGAGGCATGATGTATTCCGCAGTGTAGCGGTGGACTCGGTATCTGTCAGCCAGATCCTGTGCGGCAACGTAAATTCCGTGAAGAGCCTCCAATGTCCCGTGTTCGTACACTGTGTTTGCCATGCCATCTGTGCTCACAAGCTCGATGCAGTTCTCTCCATGCACCCAAGGATGGGACCATGCCATGCCGTCGAACAGCTTCACCGGAGCCGTGTGGACCAGATGCTCGGTGGAGCGGAAACATTTGACTCCGGCTCCGGGTAGCGAGACACACATCTTTGACTGAGCCTGTCTGCGGGCGATCTCATTGATGTTCGTCCGGTGCGTGTGCGGCGAGTGGATGCTGATCCATTTTCGGTGGGGTTCGTGCAGCTTGGCGTCGAGGCACTCGAAGTGGGCGATCACGTCAATCTTTCCTTTCGCCATCAGTTGATAGGTTTGGGCAGCGAAAGCGGGGCGCAACACGTTGCTCAGCCCCCAGTTGAAAAACAACTCGAAAGGCCGGGTATCGAAGTTCTTTTTTGGTTCAATCTCCCAAGCTGGCAGGTAGCACGGCCACTCAATAGGGACGACAACATCGGACACATCAGCCAGATATAACTCCCGTTTGAATGTGAGCGTCGGGGTCACTTCAGAGCACCAGTTGTGGAACTCATCCCAGGTTCCTCCTGGGCAGTTGAGCCATGCCTCCCGATGCCTGCTGCCGAACAGGTGCGTGATACCCCACGGATTGCCGGAGTAATACTCCATGAAGTCCATAAGGATGACCGGCTTGTTGATGGTCCGCAGCAACGGGTTGAACGTGAAATTGCCGAAATGCGAGACGGGAACGATTACTGCGTCTGCTTCTGCAACACTGGTGACTCGGTTCGGCAGGTGGCAGAGGATGTTCTGCATCACCGTGCCGTCGATGTCGCCGCTGGCATGAGCACTGATGATATGGAGCTTTGGATCAGGCATGTCTTTTCATATTATCGAATCTCCCCCACTTCGTCAATCACTTTCACCCCAGCCGCTGCCATTTCCTTCAGCACCCCAGCCTGCGTCACCAACGAGTTGATCGCGGAACGTGGGTTTCGGTGGCGGTGCAGGCTCCCACCAGGGGCGCGCAGGACCGACTGGACGCACTTGTTTGGCGGCTCTGGCGGCGGCGGTGAACTTGTGACGGCGACGGGCGACTTCGATCAGTCCGACCCAGGAGTCGGCTCGGTCGGGGCTGTGACCGCCTGTGCGTTTCTTCATGTCATCCTTTGGCTCGACTTGCACCTTGCTGCCGCGTTCGGTGTAAGTTCGTTCGCACATCTCGACCATTGTAGCTGGGTCGAGTCCTCGAATTTGTCCTCCTACGACGAACTCCTTGCCGACATACCAAAGCTCGGACACTCGGTTGAAGAACCGATCCTTCCCTTTTCTCTTGTCGGTGGAACTCACCATCATGTCCGACGCAGCACCAGAGAAGCTGACGAGCTGGAACCCATGACCCATCTTCATCGCCAGAATGGTCGAGAACGGATCTCCGCCACCCGTGGCATCGACGCCCCGGTCCTCGACGGCGACGTTGCGCCTGACGCACTCTTCAATGTAGAGTTCTGCGAGCTGCTCGTTCCGGTCCTTCGTCTTGTGACGAGCATCTACTCGTTTCATCAGGTCGAGGGTGTCGGTCTTCAAGAGCATCTGTCGATTGACTCCATTGATCTGCGCCACACCGATCAGACCAAACGAGGCTGCGGCGGCGTCTCCGCCCTTTGAGAAGGATGGATCGAGGAACGAAATTGGGGTTGGCTTGTAGAGCCATTGATTGACTCCCTGCGCGCAGAGATTAGCCGTCAGTTCCGGCTCGGAGTAGATGGTGTCCGTGGCTCCGGTTGGGCATGGGAAGCTCTTCACCATTCGGTAGTATCCGGGGGACTTGGGTCCGAACCTCGCCTTAATGTCATCGAGTCCCTCTTTGGTGAGCAGTCCGGGGTACACCTGCTTGCCCGCCCGCACGTTGGGGGACAACTCACCGTCGAAGCGGATACACAACCCATTCACTCGGGTTCTCCACTCGAAGGTATTCTCGTCAACGCTGTTCCACCCGTCTGCTGGTTCGCAGAAAAGGCCCATTGGGTCGAACTGGGAGGAGAAGTTGCCTGATGCCAGCATCTTGAAGCCATCATTTGCCATCAAGTTACTGGTGGCGTCGTAGAGAGCGTGTGTGAGCAGGGGAAGCTCGTCAGCCAGCAGCAGGAGGTTCTTGGCTTTGAAACCGATCAGGTTGCTGACATCATCGTTGCCTTTCCCACCCGCTACCAGAGCGATGCCGACGAGGTCGTTTGGTTTCCCGTCAGCGTTGAGTCCGGTGATCTTCCCTGCGGATGACACCAGCTTCCCTGGCAGCACTGGAGGGATTTTCAAATAGGCGTAGAGCGAGCCGAAGTAGCGGGCTGATTCACTCCACATGCGCTCGACTTCACCCCAGACTCGGTTGCGCGAGTCCTTGAGCGATGTGGAGGTGATCAGGACCTTCGTGTTCTCAGGGAACAGAAGGAACATGCAGACCGCATACATGGCGAGGAACGCCGACTTGCCGGAACTGGCATGACCGGAAATAGCCATCAGTTTCTCTTCCCTGACGTGTCGGAGGATCGTCTCCGAGTAAGGGTTCCAGTGCCAGCGGGAAGGCCAGTCCTGCCGCCCGAGGACGTGGTTCACGAACAGTTTGAAGTGCTCGTCCCACGCCATGATCTCGTTCCCCGGCTGGCGGATGGCTCGGTCGTAGTTACGAAGGATCTCACGCTCGATCAAAACGTCCGGCATCTGAGCGATCAACTTCCCCGTCCGCTGATCACAGATTGGGTTCCACTTGATCCCGTATTTGAGACGCTTGGCGGACTCAGGGATTGTCGGAGGTTTTGGAGGAGCTTTGGTCATTTCGAGGATTCGTTCTCTGATCTCCACTCGGGGTCGTATTTGTTGGTCACGCATTTTGAGCAGGCGTAGTATTCAGCCTCTTCTGAAGAGCCTTCATAGGCACCTGCCATCTTGACCCAGATATGCTCCCCAATCGCCGCGTTGCAGCACTGGTCGCAATCACTTTTCTTCGCAGCGTTGAAGTGGCAGAGTTCCATCCGACATTCGATCAACGGAGAACAATCCGGCGCTGGCAAGCCCTGCCCCGGTGTGAGTCGATTTTCTTCTGGCTTTTCCATGATCTTAGAGTTTCGGGAGTTCACCCTCGGCATGGCTCGCCAGGCCTTCAGTGTTCTGCGTCTCCATTTCGGCGACGGTCATGATTCGGTAGGTCCGCTCTTTGAACGGGTGTGTTTTCTTGGCCCGCTTGATGGCGGCCGCTGCCGCTTGCCACGTCTCGAACGTCAGCGCACAGCTTGGCGTGTAGTAGCGCGTTGGGTCACTCTCGTAGCCTGCGAGCCAGCACATGCCGCCCTGCGTGTCCGGTAGCCCAACGCAGAACAAGGCACTGCTGCCAACCTGCGGGGCGGATGTAGTCTGTTTTGTGTTCATAGATTTTTGGCCGCCCCTTCGGTCGGCAGAGTTGATTCGTTAGGCGTCCGCACTGGGCCGTGCCATCGCCCTTCTTGAGGCTTGTAGTTTGAGACGCGCCAAAAGTGGCCATAGCCCTTGCTGGCGGAGGCGCAGAATCCCATTCCAGCGTCATGAGCGCACCAGCGCCAGCGCTGCATTTTGCAATCATACCACCATCCTGTAGAGTCAGGGCGTGGCGCGTGGCGAGGCTCACTCATGGCGTTTGGGTGGTTTCGAGCCAAGCCAGATAGCGCCGGCGCTCCGCCTTGGTCATGCAGTTGCAGCTCTTGTTCTTGGTGACGTATCGGCAGTCACGGGTGTGGCCGTGGGGCGTCCGGTGATGCCTAACAAGGCGCTGGACAGAACCGCCAGCGGGGCTTTGGGCGTTTGTTTCGGTGGTGTTCATGGCGGTCTGTCAGCTATGCGTTCAGCCTCATCTGTCGGCGGCGTTGGGACGTTGCTCGCTTATTCCGAGCCACTGCAAAACCAAGCTCGACACCCTTGCGCACCTTTGGCGCTACGATGGCGACATCATGCACGAGGCCACAGTCACAGCAGGCCAGTTTGAACTTTTCCTTGTTCTTCACAGTGCTTCCGATGCCGTCGATGAGTTGTTCGTATTTACTTTTCATCGGTTGGGTTGAGTTCTGGCCGGTAACTGCATTCTCCGCAGTAGATGCATTTCCACTCAGAGCGCATTCCTCCGACCTGATGGATTTCATCGCCATAGATTGAGCGATTGAACTCGAAATCATGCCCCTTTTTGAAGCACCTCCATCGTTCGCGGAGGCTTTGACGGAGTCGGGCAAGTAGCCCGGTTGGTGGCGTGTATTGGCTTGGCTGTTCTGTGTTCGTGGTCATGGGTAAATCGGGCTGAACCCGGCAGTGCTGGACGACGGCGGGGAGTCGTCCTTTGTGTTATCCTTCATCTCATCGTTGGGCTTAACCCCAAAACTCCTGATCGTCCGACGTGGCGTCGTCTTGTCTGAGCTTCTCGCGCAGCAGCCGCATGCGGTGGGCGATCCACTGGGG